GTAAACACCGATTTAGGCGCTACCAATCCAGTAGAGTTTGTATTTGAAGTAGTCACTGGTGGTGGTACTGAAGTACTTAGTGCTGGCAACAATAAGTTATTCGTTGGTTCAACGACAATGGTTACCAAAGCAGTGCGTAACGCAGACAACAGTGCTAACGCTACTTACACAATCACTGCGAACAACTGGCAAGGTGCGGCATTGTCTTACGGAGATGTGAGTGATTTCCAACCTCATGTATATCTAGCACAAGCCGGTCATCCTATGCTGGTATGGCACGAGCTGCCGATTTCCGGTGGTGGTTTTGATGACCACGATAGCGGTACTTTTGGGTTTCAGCGAGTTGGCGACGACGCTAAATTGCCATCCAATCACAACACAGCATCATTCATGCCAAGTTGGGTCTTATCCGCTTACGGTAGGATTTGGTGTGGCGGCATTTCAGGTGATACCCAGACTGTCTATTTTAGCGACTTACTGGCTGGCACAGATTTTAGGAACGGCTCTGCTGGTTACTTAAATCTACAAGAAGTTCTTCCTAATGGAGACCCTGTAGTTGCAGCCGCAGCACACAACGGGTATATTATATTCTTTGGTCGTAAGAACACAGCTATCTATGCTAATCCTTTAGACACAGCATCGTTGACCTTAGTGGAAGTATTAAGCAATGTTGGTTGTATCGCTCGTGATTCTGTACAGAGCATCGGTACAGATGTGCTATTCTTGTCTGATGCTGGAGTTCGTAGTTTACAGCGAGTGATTCAAGAGAAGTCGCTACCGATGCGAGACATCTCCAAGAATGTTCGTGATGAGTTAATGTCCGCTGTCGGCTCTGAAACAGACTTGACCAAGATCAAGAGTATTTATTTTGAAAGAGATGCAATTTATCTCTTAACGCTACCAACAACACGGTTTGTCTATTGCTTTGATACTCGTGCTGCGCTTCAAGATGGTTCTATGCGGGTTACGATTTGGGACAGTTTAGAACCAAAGGCTTTTGCAGTCACACAAGATCGTAACTTGTTAATTGGTAAACCCGGCTACATCGGTAAATACTTCGGACATTCTGACAATGGCTCAGTCTATCGTATGCAGTATTTTACTAATTACTTTGACTTTGATGCTGCAACCTCATTAAAGATTCTAAAAAAGATTGGTTGGGTTTTAATTGGCGGTACAAACCAGTCAGTTGCTGTTAAATGGGGTTTTGATTATAGCGAAGGCTATCAAGCTACTACATATCGCTTAGACACAGCCGTAGTATATGAATATAATATTGGTGAATACAATATTGCAGAATATAGTTCTGGTATTGTTTTAGATCGATTTAATATCAATGCTGGCGGTCAAGGAACAGTTATGCAGATTGGCATCGAAGCAGACATCAACGGCAATCCGCTGTCGATACAAAAGATTGATGTCGGAATTAAAACAGGAAAGACTTTAGTTTAAGGATATAACATGGCAAATTACACCAAGGCTACTAATTTTACCGCTAAAGATAGTTTACCGTCGGGTAATGCTGGTAAGATTATTAAAGGCGCTGAGATTGATACTGAATTTACAGCGATTGCATCAGCTATTGCATCTAAGGCAGATTTAAACAGTCCTGCATTAACTGGTACTCCTACAGCTCCTACTGCAGCGGCAAGTACTAATACAACACAACTAGCTACTACGGCTTTTGTGCAGTCGGCTATTGGTAATGCAATTACAGGTATTATTGTAATGTGGTCTGGAAGCATCGCTAATATTCCTACAGGATGGGTATTATGTAATGGCTCTAATGGAACTCCAGATCTTCGTAATCGGTTTATCATTGGGGCACATAGTGATAATGTCGGAGTAGCAAATACAACTGTAACGGGAGGCAATACTCAAACTGGTGGAAGTAAAGATGCTATTGTTGTAAGCCATACACACACTGTAACTGCTGCAAGTACTTCATTAACTGGAACTATTACTGGTATCTCTGAATCATTTAATGCAAGTGGATCAGCATCTGGTGTGTTTACAAAACAAACTGGCTTTACAGTTACCGATACACCAGTACAGAATGATTCAGGTTCAGGCGGTCAAGTAACTTTAAATGCCTCACATACACACAGTATGACTGTTAGTACAGAAGGCTCAAGTGGCACAAATCAAAACCTGCCTCCGTACTATGCGTTGGCATTTATCATGAAGACCTAATGATTAAGATTCCTGTCATCATTAGACCGGATTATAAGTTTTACATTGAAGAACACGAAGGTCTTCCATTCATGCACTGTGATGTGTATAACTGGAGTCCAGCAGTGTTCAAAGCATTAAAGAAAGATTGGAATAGTTTTACAGAGTTACACGGTGGTCCGTTGTTTTGCTGCAAAGAATACGAGACAACCGGTTATTTGAAGTTTATTGCAGCGTTAGGTTTTAAGCTGTTTAAGAAAGTAATCAGTTTAAAAGGTAACATAGTCTACATTTATTATTGGAGCGACTAAAATGGGTGGAGTAGTAAGTGGAATTGTAGGCGGTATCGGCGGAATTATCTCCGGCGGTGCTGCATCACGGGCGGCATCGTCTGCTGCAGCGGCGCAAAGAGATGCTGCTAATCGTGCATCACAGATGGCGCAGTTTAGACCAGTCGGTATTACTACTGGATTTGGTTCTTCTCGCTTTAATGTTAACGATCTTGGTCAAGTCACCGAAGCAGGATACGAATTAACGCCTGAGTTACAGGCAATTCGTGATCGTCTGTTAACCGGTGCTGGTCAATATGATCCTACACAGATTCAACAACAGTTAATACCTCAGTTAAGCACTGGCGTATCGTCACTGTTTAATCTCGGTCAAGGCTATTTAGCTGAAAGCCCACAAGAAGCAGCACAACGATTTGTTAATCAACAACAAGCTCTGTTAGCACCCAGCAGAGAAGCACAGTTGGCGAATGTTCGTAGTCGTTTGTTTGCTCGTGGTCGTGGTGGTTTAGGTGTACAGACAGGAACCGGAGGCGCTCCAACATCTCCTGAGTTACAAGCCTACTTCAACGCACTAGCACAGCAAGACTTAGAACTCGCTGCTCGTGGACAGCAAGCTGGAATGGAGCAAGCACGATTTGGTGCTGGTTTGTTAACCGGTGCAACAGAGTTAGGTCGTCAGATTCCTGCAATTCAGGCTCAGTCGTTCCTGCCGTTAGAGACCCAGTTAGGTCTTGCTCGTACAGTAGAAGGTCTAGGACAGCAACCATTCTTGTTAAGTCAAGACTTAGCCGCTGCTCAGTCAGGCGCTGGTGCAAGAGCTGGGGGAATTTATCAAACTGGAATGCAGTCCGCTATCGCAAATCAACAACGAGCAGATTCTTACAGTCCCTTAGGTTCTTTCTTAAGCGGTGCTGGTAGCGGTATTGGTGGGTTGTTTAGTGGCGGCACAAGTCTAGGCGGCGTTGGTGGAATTTTTAGTAATCCTAACCAATACGGTGGATTCTTTGGCGGTGGAACCGTACCAACTAGTGTAAGTCGTTCTTGGAATTCTTGGGAGTAATCATGGCAGAAATCGTAAGCAATTTATTTGGTATTGACCCTGCTGCTCTTCAGCAGTCGAACGCCGCAACTGACTTTGCACAGGCTTATCGTTTTGCACAATTAGATCCGTTTGAGAGAGCTAATATGGCTTTGTTCCAAAGTGGTGCAGGTCTTGCTCGTGGAACTGGACAGTTGCTAGGAGGTGATGAGCAACTTAATCGTGCTACCGCACTGCGTCAATTAGCAGGGCAGTTTGACTTAACCAGCCCCGAAGGTCTTCAGCAATACGCTACTGCTGCGGCTCAGATTGATCCTCGTGTGGCGACACAGGCAGCCGCTGAAGCAGCTCGTCGTCAACAACAATCATTGACTGCACAAAAGACTAGATTAGATATTAGTAAATCTGAAATGGATATTGCTGCAGAAAATCGTAAAATTGCAAGCAATGCAAAACTCCGTGAAGAGTTAAACGCCCTTCCTGCAAACGCAACCGATGATCAGATTTTATCTGTGTTCCGTAAGTATGGCGATCCTAATGTTGTTATTCGTGCATTAGAGGCTTCTTCAGCTAAGCGTGAAGCTATCGAACAGCGTAAAATTATGGCTGACATGAAGAGATACGAACAAGCTGAAGGCGATAAATCTAAAGTAGCTGCTGCTACTGCTTCTGCAGATCGTATCATTAACACTGTTGATGAGGCTATTCCTTTAGTCGGTATTACAACCGCTGGTGTTGCTGGGGCACTAAACATTCCCGGAACTGCTGGTCGTGATTTGGAAGAAGCACTCAAGACCATCAAGGCTAACTTAGGCTTTGACCGCTTACAACAAATGCGTGACGCTTCTAAGACCGGCGGTGCATTAGGTCAGGTTGCTGTTAAGGAATTGGAAGCATTACAGGCTTCTATTGCTTCTCTTGATCGTGGTCAATCCCCCGCAGTCCTAAAGCGTAACCTTGAAGACATCAAGTTCTACTATACTCGCTGGTCTAAAGCAGTTCGTGGCGAAGATCCCGGTCCTGCGGTTCGTCCTCGTGCTGAGCAAAAAGCCGGAGCTGCTGGAACAATGTCATCAGAAGATGACGCATTAGTGAACAAATACCTTAAATAAGGAATAGCATGGCTACTTATGAACAAGTAATCACAGCATTACGGGCTGCTGACGCTGCTGGTAATGTTGAAGATGCTAAGCGTTTAGCGGCAATCGCTGTTAACATGAGAGCTGCTCAGCAGATTTCTCCTCGTACAGCTCCTCCGTCGGTTGAATATACAGCAGAGCAATTGGCTCCAGCCACTCCTGAAGACATGGGCTTTAGTGGCAACGCTCCAACTGAAACTGAGAAGTTAGTAGGTCGTACAGCTTTAGGAATCGGTAAAGGCTTAATTAATCCTGCTTTAGCTGCAGCACAGCTCGTTCCGGCTGCTCGTCCTACCGTCGAGAATATCCAGCGTAGTTATCAAGAAGCCAGAGCCAACCTCGGTGGAGAAGGCTTTGATGTTCCAGAATTAATTGGTTCTATTGTAAACCCAGTTAATCGGTTAATTCCAATGGGAGGCGCTGCTGGCTCTATTGCAGCTCGTGGTGCGTTAGGCGGCGCTATTGGTGCAGCTACACAGCCTTTAGTAGGAGAGAATCTTAACACCGAGCAGATTTTAGCTGGTAAAGTCGAGCAGTTAGGACTTGGCGCTATTGTTGGTCGTGGTGCATCAGCATTGGCTAGTGCATTGACACCAACACTAAAAGCTGGTACTCGTGAGTTACTTGAGTCAGGTGTTCCTGTCACACCCGGACAAGCCTATGAAGGTCTTGGAGGTGCGTTATTCCGTCAAATTGAAAAGCTCGACATTCCTACAATGCGGGTAGACAAAGATAAGATTAATCTTGGATTTACCAAAGCAGTAGGTAACGACATTCTCGCTATTGTCGATGATAAGTTGCCTTCTAACTTAACGAATGGTCAGCAGATCTTTGGTTACTTACAGAATAAACTGACTCAATACTATGACGATGCTTTAACAAAGATTGGTCAAGTTGCCCCTGACCAGCAGTTTACACAGAGTTTAGCTCAAGTTCAGAATACTTTGCGTAACGAACTAGGCGATCCTAAGCAAGTTAAATCATTCCAAAACTTCTTAAAAGCGAATGTGGCTGGCAGAATCAAAGATGGTGAGTTTTCTGCTCAGGATCTAAAGCGCATGGAAGAGATCTTTAGAACAAAGATTGATTCTATTAAAGCTACGGATACGACTGCTGATATTCTGCGTCAAGGCTACGATGATGCTTACAAAGCCATTAAGAATCTAATCATTCGTAATGACAAAGACGGCAGTATTGCTAAAGCCAACCTAGCCTATATGCAACGCTCTCGTGTAATGGAAGCAGTTAACAAAAATGTAGCTGAAATCTCCGGCGCTCAAGGAACATTTAGTCCTGCTGAGTTGGCTCGTGCAGCAGCTCGTCAGGGTGGTGAGATTGAGGCAGCGATGGGCACAGCTCCGTTGCAGCAGACCGCTACTCGTGCTTTGAATGTCGTTGGTGACACCACTGACGAAGCTACTAAGTTCCGTAATGTGATGATTGCTGGTAAATTAGCTGGTCTCGGTGCTTTAGGCTTCTTCTCCCCAGCGATTGCTGTGCCGGTGCTGACTGCTTCTGGAATGAGTTACAAAGCAGCTCAAGCATTAATGAAAGAGCCAAGTAAACTACGCTTAGCCGTTCAAGAAGCCCTGAAAGCGAACCCCGGATTATTTGGAGTAGGTTTATCGAATATTCGGAGTCAACAAGCAGAGGTAGAATAATGTTCCCAATCACAGCTCTCTTTGAAATCGGCAACAAGCTAATTGATAAGTTAATCCCTGACCCTGAAGCTAAAGCAAAGGCTCAAGTAGAGCTTTTGAAGATGCAACAGGAAGGACGCTTGGCTGAGCTGAATGCCGACAGCATCGAAGCACAGGAGCTTACTAAGCGTCAGCAAGCAGACATGAGTTCTGATAGTTGGTTATCGAAGAATATCCGTCCTATGACACTAATCGCTATCTTGGCTGGGTACTTCATCTTTGCGTTTATGTCCGCATTCAACTATAACGCTAACGAAAGCTATGTAAAGCTACTAGGTGATTGGGGTATGTTGATTATGTCTTTCTACTTTGGCGGTAGAACCTTAGAAAAGATCATGGATATGAGGTCTAAGAATGCGCCTAAGTCCTAATTTCACACTTGCTGAGATGACAGCTTCGCAGACCGCCGAGCGGCGTGGTCTAGATAACACCCCGAACGCTACTGCGATTGCTAACCTGACTAGGGTTGCTAATCTCCTAGAGCAAGTCAGAGCATTGGTCGGTAAGCCAATTATTGTAACTTCTGCCTATCGGTCTCCAGAGGTTAATTTAGCTATCGGATCTACTAACCGTAGCCAGCATCCGCTAGGTTGCGCTGTTGACTTCAAAGTCCACGGAATGACACCTAAACAGATCGTACAGGCGTGTATAGATGCGGATATACCCTACCATCAAATCATCGAAGAATTCGGCTCTTGGACGCATATAAGCGTTCCTAACAGCCCTTCTGAAGCACCTCGTAGACAAGCTCTAATTATCGACCGTAACGGCACTCGTCCGTTTAGCTAAAAAAATCCCCGCCGAAGCGGGGCTAAGGAGTCATGAATGCAACTTTGGGTCTTAGGTGAACCAGCCGCCTCAGTCGTCGTGAGGAGTACTGAAAAGGATTCTAATAATTCCTAAATCAATGACGAAATGAGACTCGTCATCGAAACTAGGAACATACTCAAATCCTACACTAAAACCAGTAATCAGGTGTAGGTTTATCATCATTTTACTGGACAAGCTCCGCTGGCACACTCGTCGCCACCATCAAAAGACGCTTCATCAACATGAGTAATCAGTTGTGTCGAAGCTACCAAAGCATCATACTCTTCTTTAGTAATCTCCTCCAAAGGCGCTTGGTGGAATCCGTGTTCGTTGTGTAATAAGAACGACAAGGACTTGTGATTGTTCTTGTAATTCTTGGCTAGGTACTTCTTGATCTCAGGCAACTCTTCCTTGCGGTAGTAGACTGTGCAAGATACGCTGTTGTCTGACCAGTTAGCCTGTAGCCACTTCACTACTTCCAACTGATCAATAGCGGTCATCTCTGCAGCAATCTTCGTCCCTTCAGGATAGCAGAATGGAAATGATACCACCATCGTGCTGTGATCTTCAGAGCCATCGAAGTTACGCTGATACTCAACAGGATAGCCATGCTCACGACATACTTGCACCAACGGATGATCTGCAGCGATGCGAATACGGCGAATCATGTATTGTGAGTATGCTGGATGACAGCCTGAAGTAACTCCCGGCAACAACGACAAAGTCCCACTTGGTTTCACAGTGGTGAGCTTCACCGACTCAGGGAAGCCATGTGCGTGGCTATACTTAAAGTCAAACTCACGAAGACGACGATAGGTATCGCTGAGCCAACTACGCTGCTCTTCAGTGGCTTGTAACACACCAGTAACGCCAATACCCATCCGCATATTCTTGTGAACGATGTCTTCCGTCTCTTTCAGATGGCAAGGCAATGCAAGGCTATGCTTGTTGATGCGATATAACAACTGGCAAACATCTAACAACTGCTCTTTGCTCTCGATGTTCGGCAGATACACTTCTGCTAAGCAACAAGTTTCATAAGCTGCTAATGATTGCTCGGCGCAAGGGTTGTATCCTTGGACATCTGGGTCTGGATAGTCAGTCTCACCAAGTCGACCAATCTTACGGGAGAGTTTAAGATTGATAAGTCCATAAGGCTCGCCTTTGCCTTCGTATCCGTCCCAGAAGTATTCGTGTAGGTCTTTAATATCATGGCAAACAACAGAATTATTAGACATAGCTCGCCAAGAAGGAATATTCCCCATGTCCCAGCGCTTAGCCAATAGATACTCGACATCGTCAGGGTCTCCAATCGCAATTTGAGCAGAACGGCGTACATTACCAGCCACGACAATAGAACCGATAATGTTCATGATGTCAAGGCAGTCAATTGGACGCAACTTCTTTCCTGCTCGTTTCTCAAGAATATTACTGATCTTCTCAATACCGTCGCACAGATCCTCTGGACCAGAAGCAGTGCCACCAAAGCCCTTAATCGGTGCGCCACGACCACGAACCAGAATAGTGCTATAAGAGAAGGTTGGCTTCGTGTCCGCTAGAAACGCCGCTTTGAGCGTCTTTCCGAGTAGTTTGACCCATCCTTCACGGGAGTCAGGCACAATAAAATCAGCGTCAGCAGTATTAACACGAGTAGGAGAGGAAAAGCTAGGATTAACCGGAGGAAGTTTATCAACATATTGCCTCTGAATGTTGTAGCCAACGCCAGAGCCAAGCATCAGCAAGTCCATCGCCCAAGTGAACGGACGGACGGGTTGATCGATAACGGTGAATGCACAGTTCTGCAAACTAGCCAGCCCTAAACGACCAACTGTGTCTGTCCCCATTTGCCACAGGAATCGTCCAGCTACAGTGCCTTTCAATTCCATCAGATACTTGCGAAGACGCTCTTGCTCCGCTACATCAAAGTTACAGCCTAACTGCTCGTTAGCTGCCTTAATAACCCTCTCAACTGTATCGGTAAATTCTTCTGTTTTTGATTTCGGATCTGCTTCGTTTAATCTCCTTGCGTAAGTTCTTTTATATGTAATATATCCTACAGTGCTAAAGGGTGTGTTGTATGTCATTCTACTTCTTTCTCCAATTTGTCAAAGTTGTCTTCAATTAAATCTATAAATCTCTCAACGAGATCCTCAGATGATATATCAAGTAGCTCTAACAAGTCAACTTCATTTATTTGCTTTAGTCTGTCTTTTAGGTCGTGTATTGTTAGTGCCATCCTTCTTTACCTTCTTTGGTTGTTGAAAATATTGTACTGCTTTGTCAAGCCCTTCTTCCCATGTATCAAACCAAACGGTCTTCATACTATCATACCAGTAAGTTGTTTCACCCTTAGGATACCATCTCCAGCAAGCTAGTCTTTCTTTACCAATTAAGTTTACTACAGGAACTCCTACCGAACCAGCACAGTGCGCTATCGCCGAGTCAACAGAGATTACGCCGTCAAGCGTCTGAATCAAATCAGCAGTATCGTGCCAGTATTCAGAAGTAATAAAACCTTCTTCTTGCTGTAACGACACCCAATCAAACTCAGGATGCTCACGAATGAATCTTAACATAATCTCTTTGGGCATTCTTTTGCCTTCTTCATTCCAGCTATTGTTCTTGGTAGTATAACAATAACCCAATAAAGGTTTCTCCCGAACTGGCTTAACAATGTCAGGATTGCGAAAGATGCCTTCGCTACCGTAGATCTTCTCAACAGGCTCTGCCGGAATGACATTATGCTCCATTAAGAAATACGGTAACGACATCACTTTAATGCGTACTGCGTTGGGGAAAGACTCCCCTACACGGTATAAACCGCTATGAAAGGGTAATCTTTTGAGTAAGCGGACAACTGGAGATGGAAAGATCAGTTTCACATCTTTGATGCCCGCTTTCGGTAGCAGAGGAATAAAGCGACTAAACTGCATAATGTCGCCCCATCCTGCTTCACTCCAGATAATGGCATTCTTACCTCGACAATCCATCCCCGGAACCCACAGGGGTGTTTTATCGAAATCGGTCTTGACTCCTTGTGGAAGTCTCAGATGCGGTAACGAACGCAGTTCGTGGAGATAAAAGCCGTATTCCCAATCGCCTTCTTTGATTAACTGCATACCTTTTTGATAGGCAGGATTGGCGGCTTGTTGATCTCGAATAGCGTAGAAGTTAATCCTACGATTCTTGTTTAAG